CCATTCCACCGCCTTGTCATAATCGGTCTTAGATACCTCGTTGACCTTGTCTTTGATCTTTTCCAATTGGATGGTGTTGGCGTTCAGCTTATTCCAGATCTTTTCAAAATTTTCTTGCATGATTCTGCGATTTTCTAAAATCTCATCCCGGATGACTGTAAGCGCCTGTGCTGCGGTCATCCCCTTCTTTTCTGGCTCTTTCACTAGACTTCCCGGTTCAAGTCCGAGAAGTAAACACATGATCCGTTCCACAGCTTCTGGTTGATCTGGATTATTGGCTATGTAATTCACAAAACTTTCGCTTCTCCCCATTTCTAGGGAGAATCCCTTTTTCGTCTTGCCTCGCTTCTCCAATTGCTTGCAGAGCAGAGCGTAGTTTATCGTTACTTTCTTCGGTTCCATAATTCCTCCTTAATTCGAGTTCAGTAGTTGTTCTTCCAGAGAGTCCATGTCGTATTCTCTGCGATCAAAGTTGTTTAGGTTTCTGCTTACTGGCGGTTTTGATTGCTTTGCATCTTTGTTTTTATAATTCCCATCCAGAATCTTTGCCATATTTGCATCATTCATCATCCAATCAAAGGTTGCCGACCAATTCCGGTTATTTTCCCCTTTCAGAAAATCGCTTTCCTCTGCAAGCTCAAATCCCCTCTTAATGTCATCAATGGAATATTTTCTTAATCTTGCTTTAATTGCTCGTTTTCTTTTTTCGGATAATCGTGTTAAGCGAGGGAATGACACGCAAGTGGCATTATACATATCAGCTATTTGCTGATAATCTACTCTATTACCTCTTATATCTCTTTCTTTATCTTTATCTTCTTCTTTATCTATATCTGTTGCGTGACTTCCCAAATTTGTCACGCTTGTGTCACGTGACATTTCTGTGACACACTCAATTTTCTGTTTTTCCCTCTGTTTTTGCTTCCTGATCCGGTTCTGCTCCCTTATTTTTTCAAGTGCTTCTGCGTTCTGGTGTTCTTCCCATCCTGGGATTGAGAAAAATCCATTGTCCATCACGATCATTTCAAGCTGCTCCAGTGATTGTAAGGCTAATTTCACGGTATTTTCCTCAAAATCAAGTTCATCAGCCAACATTTTAGGCGTGTATGGGATGTTCTGTGTCAAAAACACCATCCCGTTACTATTGCACCGTCCAGCCATGGTAAGCAGCATCACCCAGATTAAGACAATGTTATTTCCGTCCGGTAATTTCCGCAGATGCTTGATTTTGCGATTATCAAACATGTCTGTTGTAATCTTGATCCACTTTACCTCTGCCATCACTCATCCTCCGCAATATAGACCACCACGCAAGGCGTGTCCGAGTACACTTTTTCAATCTCCAGACTGGTCACCTGCTTATCATCGGTGTATGCGACTCCGTTCAGTCCATCCAGAATGATTTTTGCGATATTATCCAAGTCCGGCTTTTTATTCGGCTTTATTTCGCCTTTTAATGCTTTCTCCTTATTCTTCTTAGACCAGCTCTCTGAAATCGGAAATTTCGCTAAAATACGAACTCTCAGAGGTATCTCTGTATAAAGAACGCCTGCGCTTTGTTTATAAATCCTCGCAACTTCCTTTTCATATTTCTTGGTTGCGGGTGGTGTGTATGTAATGACCTTAAATCCGGCTCCGCGGAATCTTGGTCTTGCTTTTCCGACCGGTTTTCCCGGAATTGTAATTATCATTCGTTCTCCTTTCTGCTCCCGGAGTTACCGGGAGACAATGAATCTGGCTTACTTAAGGTATTTGTGACGTACTACACAGCAGCCATGAACGGGTTACAATTTATAGCAAAGGTTTAACCCTTACTAACATAGTGAAATTCTTGCCGGAACTGTTCTTCTGTTCCGTAGTGCTGCAAATAATACTCCTTGCAGCGTTTTCTTAAGTATCGGTCAACTTTCGATGCATTCTCCCCTGCCCTTGTTCCGTTTGGATGCAGATCCGGTCTCAGTGGAGCTATGAATCCGTAATCTTCCGAAAGTTCAATTTCTCTCGATGTGTGGCTAAAAATATGATGACGCTCCACTCCGTAAACTCCGGTGTACATGCAATGATCCATGTCCTCTGTAAATATGCTCCACAGCTTCTTTGGTCTGCCGGATGCTCTTTGATGACCTTTTTTCTTTTTCTTTCGCTTCGGCTTTGGGAATGCCATGTCACTGTAATCAATACTCACAGTTCAATCCCCCATTTTTGTCTAAGCTCTTCTTTTTCATCTGTGGTCAAAAGGTCTGCATCCGGTATTCCAACCTCTCTGCAATCTTCCAACACGCCTTTGATGAGTCTGCTCATTTCCTTGGTGTTATACTTGCTTGACCCTTTGTAGCATTGCAGAGTGTGTAATGTTTCAACTCTCCCTTTTAGGTCTTTTACTTCCTGTGCTCCACGATCTATCACAATCCGGAACACTGACTGTGCCAGATAGATGTCTTTTTCTCGGAGTGGTATATACTCGAAAGCGCCGTGGGATTTTAATTCATTTAGGTACGCTTGCCACCTGGTTATGTCCAACTTTTCCGCTAATTTATCGAGTAACACCCACAAATAAGAGTTCGCGTCAAGGCTTCTCTTCGCTCTGTACGGCTTTATTTCAAGCGTTAATTTCTCATAATCTTTCAGTTCATCGTAGGCTTGTCGGAAGTCCTCTACGGATTCGAATAGGATGGTGTGGCAATCTATCAAACGACCTTTTAATCTTCCTGTAAACCTCATTATTCTTCTCCCATATTTCTCATAAGCTTTTTAAATTGCTCCACTGTCAGTTCTCGCAAACCCGACACCTTATAATGCCGACACACATTCGCTATTGTCTGCTTATGCTTCGGAATGCAAATTTCCAGTGTTTTTACCTGTGATTCGGTCACATAGTTTTCGAGAGGTTCTTCTTGATTGGCAGGATTATAATTTCCGACATTTCTACCAAGCGAAAATACTACTTTTCCGGTTTTCTCATTTTCGATTTTCAGTGCATCTATGTTTCTTTCTTTGTCATAACCAACATAACTTACTCGGAAACGATCATAACAAGTGCTTCCATTACCATTCTGTTTCGCGGAAATTTCGCATTTATCGGATGGGATCCAAATAAACGGAGCGGTGTATAACTCTCTTCCGATTCCCCAATTAAAGCAAGCTCTCTTAAAGCTGTCAGATGCAAGACCCTTTTCTTTTTCGGTAAAGCTTTCTGTTCCCGTGTCTTCTTTTGGAACCCAGATGCCTTTATCGTCATCCCATATACTCACGGTACAGTTTGCGTTGTCTCTACTGTGTTCTCTTTTCCAATTTAACTTTCCAACAGTTTCATCCAAGATATTCATATCGCACCTTGCGTCTTTGTATAGTAATAGTGATATCCCATTACTCTTCACCGTTGCGATCCGACATTCAATCTCGTTCGCTTTTAATGTTCTAAACTCCATATTTATCACCTACCGGATCTGAATATTATTGTTCTGCACCAATACAACACCAGAGAGTTCGATTCCATCTTTCAGTGCCTTTTTCACCTTGGTCTTGTCCACCTCTGGATCAGTGAACTTCAAGTATTCTTCATCCAGTTTTGAAATGTCTTGCACCTCTACGCTCTCTGATTTTCGGTAGGAAATACTGACCCTTGCTGTCTTGAATTTTTCTCCGCACAAATATCCAGACAGGTATTCTTTCAAGTTTCTTGCCTTGTTTTCACATGATTTCTGGCGGTCAGCCAGTTTATTTTTCTCTGCCTTGATTGCTTCTGCATCAGATAAGAGGTTTTTGATCCAGAGAGCAATTCCCTCTACCTTTTTGTCAAAATCCATCTGCAACTGTGCCAGCTTTTCCGGGTCGATAATCTCGCCTGTTTCCTGATCTACACAATTTAAAATCTCTTCATCAATTTCGTATAATGTCGCCATTTGTTATTTCCTCCATAAAATCGCAATAATTCTGATAGTGCCTTTTGCGCACCCTAAAATATCTGTCTTTTTCAGCCGCTTCTTGATCTGTTATTTCTTCCAGTTCTTCTGTATATTCGTACATATTATTTGCTCACCATATCTACTGCCTTTTCCAGCAATACTTTTACCAAAACGATTGCATCATCTAGTTGCTTATCTGTTTCAATATCGTCAAACAAATCGTAACCTTCATTCGTGGCAAATCCGTTTTCTTGCGCCCTGAGATGTATTCTGCTACCGTAGTTCGAAAATTCAATGCTTACGTGCGGATACCCATCCTTACCTTCTCCACGCTCTTGAATCTCAAGAATTAAGTCTAAAAGTTCATGTATTTTCTTTCTGTCCATTGCTTATCCTCCTACTCATCCTTGGATAATCTAAACTCCATCAAATCTGCCAGCATCAAATATTCCTTTGCCAGCCGGCTGTCTTCGTGTCGTTCTTTCACCTTTTCTCTAAATTCCGACATTGTTCCGTAAAAACATCCACATCTCACGCCGATTCCACCGTCTTTCTCGCGGAAAAATGTTGTCGTCCTATTTTCAGATCCGAAGCAACTTGCAGCAGAACAATCGCGGCAGCATTGTATATGAGCGTCACCGAATACCTGAGCGTCACCGAATACCCGAGCGTCACCGAATACCCGAGCGTTACCGGATACCCGAGCGTCACCGAATACCCGAGCGTTACCGGATACCTGAGCGTCACCGAATACCTGAGCGTCACCGAATACCCGAGCGTCACCGGA